CCATTTTTATCTCCTTTGTTTTAAAAAACTAGGGCCGACCGAAGCCGACCCTAATTATATTAATCCAATGCTTCCATAATAGAATACTTTATTTGGCAGTGGGCGACTAATGTGTCTAAGTCAGCAGAGGTCACTAAATCAATAGTGTCAGCCGCTGTGTAAACCTTACCACCTAAAGCGGCGTAAGCCGCAGTGTTGATAGGCTTATCAGATTTAGTCAAGATTGCAGATGTCGCATCAATCCCGGCTAGGAAGCCGTCGACATCAGCGCCATCACCAATGGTGAGAGTTGCCGCACTGTCTTCGACTGTAGCGATGTAGATGGACACACTTTCAACAAGAGCACCGGCTGGCACCTTGAAGAGTTCGATAACGCCATCAACACTTTGGTCTACGTTAGTAGTCGCCGCATTGACAGTGACGCTTTTCACGATAACGTCATTAGTTAATTTTTTAGTCTCTTGAGTTCCAAGAGTGTAAGTAGTTAAAGCCATTTTATTATATCTCCTTAATTAAAATTATTACGAGTCAGAAATTTGAGTACGAGCAACGTTAATTGCTATTGACCCGAAGTCTAACGAATTAAAAACTGGTTTAGCTACATCATAAATCATACTTGTACCATAACCTTCTTGGTCGTCGTAATCAAAAGTTTTAGCTTTAACAGTTGGTCTTTTTCCCCATGCCCATAGTAAAGATTGAGCACCTAAGAATAAACACTTCGCGCCCGGAACATTTGCACCAGAACCAAAGTTAGTAACGATTGGCACGTTCTCATGTTCGTGAACGATAACATTGTCCCACATTCCAAGAGCACCATCAAAAATGGGGTTGCCATTTCCACGGATGTTCGCGTTTTGTTGAGCGTTGTTCCAAGTAGTGTCTTGCTTCAAGTCATACGCTACGTCAGGGTGAATCAACATAACAAAATGGTCTTTGCCGTTAATTCTTACTGGACGTAATGGAGTTTGACTTCTATCACCGCCAGTTTTAGCCCATGCCTTAACCTTACTGATTAAGCTTGGAGTAAAAAGCATTGAAGTTGTCAATGTTGCGTCAGATGATGCAGTTGAAGCCCAGAATGTTTTAGTTGCCGCAGTATTGTTATACGCGTCAAAACATTCTTGGTCGATTTTCTCAGTTGAGCGGTCTTTCAATGCTGAACGAGATTCTTCAGGAACGTTATACATTGCACGTTGACGAGTCATTGCTCCGTCGTCGCGTACGCCGTGTCTCCATTGCTTAAGAGTCAAGTTAGTAGTGTGAGACACTAAGTTTTCTTCGTTACCTTCAAGAGTTTGTCCCTCAGATACACCAGCGCCAGTAAGACGCATGCGAATCGCGAAACGTACACGGTCACCTTTTCCAGATTCTAAGTCAGTTTTAACCTGAACGATAGAGTCAGAACCAGTTCCCATGAAACGAGAGAAGTATGATGCTTTAACAGTGTCGCGAAATAATTTCTCGTTCCATAACTTAACTGTTTCAGCAGAATTAGTTGTTAATCCTGTTTGAGCCATTTGATTGTTTTCCTATAAATAAAGTTGAATTGTTGTTGGTAAAATTAAAGCGGATTAAGCACTTTCTTTCAATAACTTTTCTAACTGCTTATCAGAAAGATTGGTTATATTGGAAGGTATCTGAATCGTACTATCAGAATCAGTAGATTGGCCAGACTTCGACTTCAGGACCGTGCCGCCCTTATTGAGCTTATCTATCACGGTTGTAGTTTTGGTCTTGGTTTCTGCTAATTGCTTCTGTAAGTTTTGAATTTCCCCTAGTGCTACTGCTAAATCAACGTTGCTCATTAAGCTCTCAGTCGTAAGACTGCTAACAAAATCAGCCGATGCTCCCTTATCTGTATACCACTCCTTAATCCCGTCCGTTTGAGACGCGAAGTCAGGCATTAAGTTCAAGATGGCCGAACGTTTTTGGGCGACGGCGTTGTCATTATCGGCCTTCGCTAAATCCCTCTTGTCTTGTTCCATTTGCATTAATTTAAGGTTTGCTTTAACTGGGTCATCAGCGAACTCATCTAAGAATTCCTCTGCGGTAGGTTCCTTTACGGTTGTTTTTCGTAAATCCCCTAATTCATTTCCCTGTCGATTTATTAACTTTTGAGCGTTCGCGTTTTGCGTTTTCTCAGCCGCTAAGTTTGCTTCTAAGGTTTCAAGTTTAGCTTGAAGCTCAGACATTTTGTCATTTGTTTCCGGTGGTTTCTCGTCGCCGCCATCCTCTTCACTAACATCTTCATTCACCTCTTCAGCCCCATCTTCAATTGGGTCTGCCTCTGGTTCATGCACGTCTTGGCTGAAAATATCTTGTAAATGTGATGGTTCCTCTGAGGGATTATCCACTTCTGTTGCTGAATCAGACATTACTGTCTCCTGAAAATAGTAAGGCTCTCATTAAAATATGAGTTTGTCCTAAATCCACCTAATTTATCCTTGAGCTGGTTCACTTGGGAGCTCCTTCTTTTGCGGGAAGGGGTACTCCTAACTGTTGAGCTTGTAATTCATCAGATAAGGATTTTAATACTTCGGAATTTTGCTTCTGCTTTTCAGCTTCAGCGGCCGCTTCTGCCTGAGCTTTAAGGCCACCAAGAATCTCTGCCTTATTGGGGATATCACTAGCCGCAATAATTATGGAGGGGTCTTGGATGACACCTTGCTTAGCTAACTCGAAAAGAATGGCAAAATTGGCAGTCCGCGCAGTTGGTGAACTAATGGATGGCGTAGAAACTACGTCATACTTCATTAGGTCGGAGTTGGATAATAATCCCTGTGCTTCAGCCATATTTATTTGATTCTCTTGGAGGTCGCCCTCAGACGCCGGACGGCTATGGTTAACCAACCGAAGTATTCTTTCTATGTCGTAAAACTCTCTTACCTTTGCTACGACACGTTTGGCTAATATTCTCTTAGCCGCATTTAAGTTATCGAAAAGAAACTCATTCGCCATTTGCGTTGAGTGCTTCTTTTCCTGTAAAGCTATACCTGAAAATTCTCTATCTGAGAACCCAAGAGCTTCTTGTGGGATATTCATAATCTCACGTAATTTATTTGAACTGAGCTCCATCATACCTACTACTTCAGATGGTACTTTCACACCATCTACTTTCTCAGGCATGTTGGCCATACTATCTACTTTAATGACATAACCCGGCGTAGAAGAATTAGCTACGAACTCCTTTTCTGCGCGAGCGTCTTTAAATGTAGAGTCATCTATAATCCAGTTATACGTAGCTTGTTTATTTAGGATATCTATAGCCTGAGAGTGTCTTTTGTTAATCTCTCTTTGCGGGTCTTTAACCTCCTCCACCTTTCCATAAAAATAGTTTCCATCTTTTTTGGCATAAACGGGGATGATATCAAAGTCATCTAATTCCGACTCTTCTACATATACTGTGCCAGCTGTTAATGTTCTAAGAACCCTCGAACGGTTACGGCGGACAGTTCTAATCATAGGTATAGTCTCCCACTCGTCGGCATCTTTCTTGCTAAGTTCTGCTATAGACTCGACAAAGCCGTCCTCAGGGACAACTATACCATACTCCGTATAGTAACTACGTTGAAAATTCTCAAGGATTAAAACCTCTTTTTTCTCTATGTCTACGACCACCTCAGAACCGAAGCCGGAACCAATGTCAATCTCAATGCCCGTAGCATACTGGTCGCCGGGGTTATCTATGATTGTGCCTGAGTCCAAGTCCTCGACGGCATTGGTGAACATAGCATTAATATTGTCAGCCTTGTCAGGAAACATTTGCTCAACTTTAGCTTTTGAGAACCGCTTAAATTTAGTTTGGTGCTCGCAGTCCTTTAAGTCAAAGCGCTCATGCGGACCGTAGACGACCTCTTTATTAGACAGTCTTTCGATAACAATCTTGCCGCGGACGTCTTCATCGAAGTCTATATAGACATGGAAGTTACCTCGGCCTTCAATTAGCTCATCTAGGAATACTAATGACTCTTCATGTGGAAAGCCATTTTGGTCTTCAATGTTTTTGTAGACTACGTCAAGTATCTCTGCTACTGCTTGGTCACCCTCTTCGATTGGAGCGAACTTAGTATCGGTTCTGTTTTGTCTTTGGAAGCCAGCTAATAAATCAATCTTAGCCGCAACTTCGTTAATTGTGATTGACGCGCGCTTCTCTTTATTCAATTCAATTTTTGTCTGCTTATTCCACTGGGTCTTACCCGTGTAGAATCCTCGCGATTCTTTTAAATCTTTTCTCGCTTCATGCTCTACCCTTAGTTCAGATGAAAATAAAGCTTGAACCGCGTCCACT